TCTTTGCCTGTTCGTCAAAGTACGTTGCGTCCTTGACCAGGAACTGGTGTAGCTCCGTGCGGTTGTTGACCTTGCGCGTGCGCGGGATTGCCGTGAGGTCTATGGGCGGAAGTTTTTTCACTTAGATAGTCCCGGTCGATTCCCTGTACCAATTCGATAAACGACTCCGCGTCCTGCACTCCGTAACGGTCACACCACGTGGCGATGGCCCGCCAATAGATAGGCCCCATGATTTCCGCGCTGACTGCCCGCTCGCCTATCAAGTCATAGAAAGCCCGTTGCGCAAGTTGCTGCCGCGCCGACAGCGGCGGCGGAGTGCGGTCTAACTTGACCTTGACCCCGCGCGCCGCCAGTGCCTCTAGCTGTTCGCGGTAGACGCCTGCACCGTTGCGCCATCGCGCGAACCTTTTAACGCTTCCGAATCCTCCTGCGTCTCCGTGTAACGATAGTTAGCCCGGTTCATTGCGAACCGCTGCAGGTCGTCCCAGACATCCCCGGCGTATTCGAACAGCGCAAGACACGCGTCCGGGCTAAACGGAATCGGTGCGCCGTCGGCGTCAAGGATTCCGCGCCAGCCGACGACGAGGTGGTTAGCGAAAACCTTTTGAAAGCCGCGCGTATCCGTCGGGTTAAGCCCGTCGAATAGCGCCTGGATTTCCCGGTCGAACAGGTTCGCCCGCCGCACGATCAACGCGCGGCCTAGGCCTAAGTCGAACGTCGCGCCGTTGCGGCATTTGTCCGGATCAGTGCGCCAATCGTTAAGGTTTGCGAATCGATACCCTTCACTTGTCGACATATAGTTAGACTCCCATCGGCCAGGGGGCGGTTGTATGCGTGCGCGTGATCAGGACGGAGGATTCCTCCGGCCCGCCGACGGTCGTCACCGCGTCGACCAGGGCCTGCAGCGTGACGGACATGACGACGTCTTGATTCGTGCCGCCCGCAACCTCCGTGCACGCCGACACGCGGCAACGCGGGAAGTAGAATTTATAGGCGTTGTCCTGCGCGTCCGTCCCGGTAACTTCGAATTCGATTTCCGTGCGCTCCAGGTACGCATCCATAAGGACGTCCGTATCGGTTGCTAGATAAATGTCGGCGGTTATCTCGCATTCGAACCGGCCTAACACCACCTCGTTAGCCGCCTCCTGGCCTAGGCAGGCAATCGCGCGCCCGTTGTTCCTAAAGTTAATGACGAGATTCGACACGCACCACGCTTCGTAGCGCGTGCCCTCTACAATGAATGCGACCGGCAGGACACCCGCGCCCGCAATGACGGGCAGCTTGCCGGCGTCTATGTAGGTCGCGCCTGAAAGGTCCGCCTCGTCGCGCGTCATGGCCCCGCCTAACATCGATGCCGAACCGGTGGCGGGTCCGCCCGGTGAAAACGTCAAGGCCATAGAGTCGACGATTGATCTAACAAAGCGGTTGTATTCGTAGCGCAGCAACGGGTCCGGGTCCGCCGCGTTGAACGTGAACCGCTTTTCAAGCGTATGCGTTAGCAGGGTCTTACCCACCCATAGCTCGTCCGTCGCCCAGAGGTTCGCGAGACAACCCTCTAACAACAATTCGAACCCGGGGTTAGATGAAATTTCGAACGAGACGTCCCCGCCGCTTTGGCCTCCGGTGACTATGACGTCCGTGACCATCCGATTTTCATTTAGCTCATTGGATAAGGCGGTCTCCGCCGTATACGTGAGGCTTTCGCTTGTGATGCGTAGCAACTGAAAAGCCGGGTTAGCAGGAATAACGCCCGGCGTTGCTTCCCGCACGATTGCCAGCCTTGTGAGGTCTGCACTAGCCATGACTAACTACTCCTATTGCATCCGGTCAAATTGATAAAGCAAGTCGACGGTTACGCCGTAATAGCTGCCGCGAAAGTCCCCGCCGTCTAAGTCCGTCGGCGGCTGCGCGGTAAGGACGCGGATAGCGCCGGTCGCGTCGAACCAGTTAGCCATCGCGGCGCGCACGATTTCCGCCGCGTCAATTCCTGCGGTGTCTTGTGTTTGCTGCGGGTTGAATATCGCGACCGCAACGCGGCCCGTCTCACGGAACAGGGCGGGCACGCCTAACGAGATTCGGTTATCCGACGCGGGCAGGAAATCGAGCGTGTACCAGTAGTCGGGCAGCGTCTTGGTCGTCTCCGCGCGGTTAATGCTTTCGACGAACTCATAACCGAACGGGACTAACAACCCGGACACTTGGTCACGGAACGCAGCGCGGACGGCGGCGGCACTCACCCGCGCACCCCGCAGACATACTTAACGAGGGTGCCGCCCATATGCGATTCGGCAACTTGTTCGATTGCGCGGCGCGCGTCGTCGACGACGAACCAGTCCCCCTTTTGCGGAGCCCGCGTCGCAAAGTCCCGCGCGTCGACGGTGACCCGCATCGGGTATATCTCTATCGCGTTCGCAAGTTCCCCCGCCCCTTGATAGGTAACGCGCGCCTGCACCGTGCGCCCGGTACTCGCGCCCGCTTCGAAAAATTGCACGGGCTTGCCTAACACCTGGATGGTGTCTTGCATTGCGCGGATTGCGTAGTCGGGCAGCGCGGCGGACATAGTTAGACCCCCGTAACGGACCGTTGCCGGTACGGTTCCAAAATCGCCACGACGCCCTGCAGTTCCGGGGGCCAGGGCTTGCCGCCGAACTCCGCCGCGTTAACGCCCGGTTCGCCGTAAGCGACGCTAGAACCGTCGACGGACATAGAGGTCACCGCCCCGCGTGTCGACGCGTCCGCCATGTTCCCGGTGTCGCCGGTCGCGTGCCAACGCGCAAAGAACGCGCGGAGGATTGCATCCATGAGGTCCTCCGGCCAGCCGTCGTCGGCGTAACCTCCGGAGTAATCGACACTAACTAGCGGCTCCGCCCCGTAGCAGCCGCGCGGCCCGTAGCCGCTGCGCCATTCCAAAATCCCCGACGCGTGAAACACGCGCCAACCGGTGACCGTGCTCCCGTCGACGGTCACGCTACGGACCTCCGTCACCGGGAAGCGGAATAACATCAGGCGCGGGTTACGTGTCTCGACCGGTTCGAACGCCTGCACCACGGCGGCGAACGCGACGCCGCGCCCTAAGTAGTTTTCGACTATCGCAATGGTCGCGGCGAACGCGTCCGTAATTTCGTCGTCCTGGGAGGTGTCCCCGGGCGGGATTCCTAACATGTCCTTGAGTTCGTCAAGAGTCGGCATGGTCGCGCCGCGCGAGCCCGCGCCCGCGTCAAGCTGCGCGCGTATGCGCTCCGTAATCGGGCGGGCGTCGGCCTTGCCGGTCATGGGCTCGCCCCGTTCGCGCGTTGCTTCGTCGCGCGGATCACGGTGTCGCCCTTGTCGCCCTTGTCGCCCTTATCCCCCTTGTCGCCCTTGTCGCCCTTGACGTTAACGCCGTCGCGCCCGCTCTTAACCGCAAGCTGCCACGCGTCGCGCGCCTCATTCGTCCCGGGGCGTAGGCCTGCGGACTCGCCCGCCTTGTGCATCCATAGGCAGCCGTTCGCGGTGACGCAGTCGTTTACAAAGTAGCTAGTCTCCGGGTCGAATACGCCGCAGTATTTGAAAGGGCGTTCCCCGGTGTCGACGCGGCGCGCCTTGCCCGACGCGTAGCGGTACACCTCTACGCGGTAGCCGCGCGCGTCGTATTCGACGCCCTGCAGTTCGTGCCCGTCGAACATGAGGGAATAGCCGTCGACGCCGGAGCCCGGTTCCGCCGCCGTGTCCTGATTCGCGTACCAGAGTCCGTTGCGGTGCATGACAACCGCGCCGCGCGTGTAGCCCGTCTCCGGTTGCCAATGCACCGGGGGCGTAAAGGTTGCGTCCCGTCCGGGCGGACCAGGGAGCCCGCGCGGGCCGGGGAGTGAAGGCACCCCGGACACCGCGCGGGACACCTGTTCGGCAACGAGGGGGGTTAAGCGCCCCGCCACCTCACCTGTTAGGCCGTCGACGACGGCGCGCAGCTTGTTAAGGGAATCGGTCGCGGTCTCCGCTTGCGCCTCAAGGTCCGCCCGCACGTCGACCTGGGCGCGCTCTAAGCGTTCGACCTGCGGCGCGATCCCGTCCGCGACGCGCCGGTCGACCGCTTCCGCAATCAAGCGCGGCAGGACTTCCCGCACCGCGTCCGTGACCGCGTCCGTAATTAGTTCCACCACGGCTTTGGTTCTCATGCGGATAACCTCAGGCGTGCACGCGCGCGCACCGCGACCGCGAGGGCAAGCGCGTTTAGTTCCTCGTCGGGTTCCGTCTCGTCGCCGTCGGCGGTCTCGTCGTCGTCGTCGGGTTCGGGCGGCGGATCAGCGGGGGCGGGCGGCGGCAGCGTTGCCGGTTGCCCGGCCATCGACAGCGGGCGGTACTGTGTTTGTATTAACGGCTCGTCACCGCCTTTCATCGGCGGCAATTCCTCTAGCCGTCGCGCCTCGTTAATAGTTAGGACGCCCGACTGGATACCGGTTTGATACGCCGCCATGCGCGCATCGAACTCCATGCGCATCATGGCGGCTAAATCGAATTCGCAAAACGTCGCGCCCGTCAAGTCAAACGCCTGATCTATGCGCGCCTCTATCGACTCTAAGTGATACTGCAACGTTTGCGAGTAATAGTTCCTAGCTAGCTGTTCGGCGTTCTTAAAGGACACCTTGCTAGCATCGGTCAACATATAGGACGGCACGCGGAAACACCGCGCCACATCCTCTATGCTCCATTTCAATTGTTCGATTAGCTGCGCGTCCGCCGCGCTAATAGTTAGGGGCTCCCATTTCATACCCTCGCCCAGGACAGCGGTACGGCCCATGCTGCCGCCCTTAAAGTTCTGATCCCATTCCGTCTTAAGGCGGTTCGCGAGTTCCTGCGAAATTTTCCCCGGGGAGGTGAGGACACCGGACGCGCGGGACATGTTCGCGAAAAAGCTATAGCTATTCTGCTGGATAGTCTGCCCGGTCATTGCCGACACGCCCGCCGCATAGAGCGGGGTCAACCCCACC